GCCAGAAGCAGAATTGTATCTGACACGGGAGAGGATAAGGAGAGCGATGAAATGGAACTTCTGCTTCTTAAGGGAGGAGGAAAATAATGTTTGATGTGACAAAGGCAGACCATGCGGTTAATTTTATTAACTGTCTGAAGCACACCAAGGGTAAATGGCGTGGAGTTCCGTTTCAACTGCTTAACTGGCAGGATGAGATTATCCGCACCCTTTTTGGAACGGTTAAGGAAAACGGATACCGTCAGTATAATACCTGCTATTGTGAAATTCCAAAGAAGAATGGCAAGTCGGAACTGGCGGCTGCCATTGCCTTATATATGACCTGCGGTGATGGCGAGTGGGGAGCAGAAGTTTATGGATGTGCTTCTGACCGTCAACAGGCATCCATCGTATTTGATGTTGCGGTGGATATGGTAGACCAATGTCCGGCGCTAAAGAAGCGGATTAAGCCTGTTATGTCCGTGAAGCGTCTGGTGTATAAGCCGACCAACAGCTTCTATCAGGTGCTGTCGGCTGAAGCTTACACCAAGCACGGTTTGAATGTTCATGCGGTTATTTTTGATGAACTTCATGCTCAACCGAACAGAGAGTTGTTTGATGTTATGACCAAGGGTTCCGGTGATGCGAGAACACAGCCTCTTTATTTCCTCATTACAACAGCAGGGAATGACAGAAATTCCATCTGCTTTGAACAGCATCAGAAGGCAGTGGATATTTTGGAGGGCAGAAAGATAGACCCTACTTTTTATCCGGTTATTTACGGTGCTTCTGATGAGGATGACTGGGCGAGTGAGGCCACTTGGTATAAAGCAAATCCTTCCCTTGGAGAGACCATAGACATTGAAAAGGTAAGGAATGCTTATATCAGTGCAAGGGAGAATGCAGCAGAAGAAAATATTTTCCGTCAGCTACGTCTGAATCAATGGGTAAAACAGTCTACCCGTTGGATGCAGATGGATAAGTGGGATGCCTGTGCATTCCCCATCGATGAGGAGGAACTTGTGGGAAGAGACTGTTATGGAGGTCTTGACCTTTCAAGTACATCGGATATTACAGCCTTTGTGCTTGTGTTCCCACCGAGGAATGATGATGAAAAATATATTATTCTTCCGTATTGCTGGATACCGGAAGATAACATGAGGCTTCGTGTCAGACGTGACCATGTTCCGTATGACGTATGGGCGGCAGAAGGGTACTTGGAAACTACAGAGGGCAATGTGATCCATTACGGTTTCATAGAAAAATTTATAGAAAGGCTGGGAGAAAAATACCATATCAAAGAGATTGCATTTGACCGTTGGGGTGCAACGCAGATGGTGCAGGACTTGGAAGGTATGGGATTTACGGTAGTGCCTTTCGGACAGGGGTATAAGGATATGAGTCCTCCGACCAAGGAGCTTATGAAGCTTACCCTTGAGGAGCGAATCGCACATGGAGGACACAAGGTACTTCGTTGGATGATGGATAACGTGTTTGTCAGACAGGACCCGGCAGGAAACATTAAGATGGATAAGGAAAAATCTACGGAGAGAATCGATGCTGCCGTAGCAACCGTTATGGCACTGGATAGAGCCATCCGTAATCAGGGAAGCGAAGGCAGTGTTTACGATGACAGAGGCATACTTGTTTTTTAGGGAGGTGCAAGATGTTAACGATTAGTATATTAGGCTTCCTTCTGATACGGGAAGCAATCAATCAGGCATTGGAGGGATAACGATGGGAATCAGAGATTTTTTAGGGCTGAAACAGGCAAGGGATAAGCCTACCAATACAGTGGGAAGCGGTTATTCGTTTATGTTTGGGCGAACCACAAGCGGTAAGCCCGTGAATGAACGCACTGCCATGCAGACCACTGCGGTCTATTCCTGTGTAAGAATTCTGGCAGAAACATTGGCATCATTGCCACTTCATGTGTATGCCTATAAAGACGATGGCGGTAAGGAACTTGTGCATGACCATCCGTTATATTCACTGCTTCATGATGAGCCAAACCCGGAGATGACTTCATTTGTGTTTAGGGAAACACTGATGAGTCATCTTTTAATTTGGGGAAATGCGTATGCGCAGGTTGTCAGAGACGGGGCCGGAAGAGTGGTCGGGTTGTATCCCCTGCTTCCAAACATGATGGATGTGGAGAGGGATGCAAAGGGAAATCTTGTGTATATCTATTCAAGGCAGAGTGACGAAAATCCCAACTTTAAAACGATGGGAGATATCACACTCCGCAGTGATGAGGTACTTCACATTCCCGGTCTTGGCTTTGACGGTCTTATCGGATATTCCCCCATTGCAATGGCGAAAAATGCAGTGGGCATGACACTTGCCTGTGAAGAGTACGGTGCCAGCTTTTTTGCCAACGGTGCGAACCCCGGCGGTGTGCTTGAGCATCCCGGTGTATTAAAAGACCCGTCCAAGGTAAGGGAGTCATGGAATTCGGTGTACAGGGGTGTAACCAATGCCCATAAGGTTGCAGTGCTTGAGGAAGGTATGAAATATCATCAGATAGGAATACCGCCGGAGGAAGCACAGTTCTTGGAAACAAGGAAGTTTCAGATTAATGAGATTGCAAGATTATACCGTATTCCTCCACACATGGTCGGGGATTTGGAAAAGAGCAGTTTCAGTAATATTGAACAGCAGTCTTTGGAGTTTGTGAAATACACACTGGACCCTTGGGTTATCCGGTGGGAACAGGCTCTCCAGAAAGCACTCCTTTTGCCGGGAGAGAAAGGGAAATATTTTATTAAGTTCAATGTGGATGGATTGCTTCGAGGGGATTATGAGTCCCGTATGAACGGATATGCCATCGGAAGACAAAACGGTTGGTTTTCCACCAACGACATCAGGGAGATGGAAAATATGAATCCGATTTCTGATGAAGAAGGCGGTAACCTTTATCTGATTAACGGTGCGATGTGCAAGTTATCCGATGCCGGAGTCTTTGCAGGAAAGGAGCCGGAAACACAGGAGCAACCAAAGCAGGAAAACAGAAAGAGAGGTAAACGATGAAACGCAAGTTTTGGAATTGGGTTAAGAATGAGGGCGGCATTGGTCGAACCCTCTTTTTAAATGGCGAGATTTCAGATGAAACTTGGTACGGGGATGAAGTGACGCCTAAGTTATTTAAGGATGAACTTAACTCCGGGGAAGGGGACATTACCGTATGGATCAACTCGCCCGGTGGAGATGTGTTCGCGGCAGCACAAATCTACAATATGCTCCGTGATTACAAAGGCAGTGTCACGGTTAAGATTGACGGTTTGGCAGCTTCGGCAGCATCCGTGATTGCGGTGGCAGGAGATACCGTTTTAATGTCTCCGGTGGCAATGATGATGATTCACAATCCGGCCACTCTTGCCATTGGCAATGCCAAGGAGATGGAGAAGGCAATCGGAATGTTAAACGAAGTGAAGGAAAGCATCTTAAATGCCTACGAGGATAAGACGGGGCTTAAGAGAAGCAAGTTATCCAAGATGATGGATGACGAGACTTGGTTTAATGCCAAAAAAGCCGTAGAACTTGGATTTGCCGATAAAATTCTCTTTGCGGAGGATAGTGAGGCAAAGAAGGATGAGGACGAGGAAGACGAAACCAAGCCGGATAAAGGCGAGAAAAAGGACGAGGAAGATGAGGATAAGAAGCTGACGTTAAAGGCAGATTCTGTGATGTTTTCCAGACGTGCCGTACACGATTCGTTCTTATCCAAAGTTACCGGAAATAAGCCGGATAACATGATACCCATTAATCAGTTAGACAAGAGACTGAGTCTCTTAAAACATTAAGGAGGATTTTCACTATGAGTAAAATTTTGGAATTAAAGGAAAAGCGTGCGAGAGCATGGGAGGCAGCCAAGAAGTTTTTGGATGCCAAGAGAACAGATGACGGTTTTGTATCCGGGGAGGATGCTGCTACCTATGACAGAATGGAAGCAGACGTGGTAAGACTCGGAGAGGAAATCGACAGGTTGGAGCGTCAGGCGGTAATCGATGCGGAACTTTCCAAGGTTACTTCACAGCCTATCGTAAACACTCCTACCGCACAGCCTACTGCGCAGGAGAAAACCGGAAGAGCAAGTGACGAATATAAGAGAGCGTTCTGGAACGGCATGAGAAACAAGATGTCTTATGAAGTTCAGAACGCTCTTTCTATTGGCACGGATTCCGAGGGTGGGTATCTTGTACCAGATGAATACGAGAGAAAATTGGTGGAGGCATTGCAGGATGAAGTGTTCTTCAGAAGCCTTGCAACCGTTATCCGTACTTCCAGCGGTGACCGTAAGATTCCTATTGTAACAAGCCGTGGAGAGGCAGCATGGATTGATGAGGGCGGTCAGTTCCCAGAATCCGATGACAGCTTCGGTCAGACATCCATCGGTGCTTATAAGCTGGCAACCATGATTAAGGTGTCTGACGAACTCTTAAATGACTCCGTATTCAATATCGAAGCCTACATTTCCAAGGAGTTCGGTAGAAGAATCGGTACAAAGGAAGAGGAGGCATTCTTCATCGGTGACGGTAAGGGCAAACCTACCGGCCTCTTTTCCGCAACAGGCGGAGCAGACATCGGTGTTACCGCTGCCAATACTTCCATTACCTTTGATGATGTGATGGATTTGTATTACAGCTTGCGTGCGCCTTACCGTAATAAGGCAACATGGCTTCTTAACGATTCCACCGTTAAGGCAATCAGAAAGTTAAAAGATGGTAACGGTAATTATATCTGGCAGCCTTCCGTAAAAGAAGGAGAGCCGGACAGAATCTTAAACCGTCCTTACAGAACTTCCATTTATGTGCCTGAGCTTGCTGCCGGAAACCGTGTCATGGCATTCGGTGACTACAGTTACTACTGGATTGCAGACCGTCAGGGTCGTTCCTTCAAGAGATTGAATGAACTTTATGCAACCACAGGTCAGGTTGGTTTCCTTGCTTCCGAGCGTGTGGATGGTAAGCTGATTCTTTCCGAAGCAGTTAAGACCCTCGACATCAAGGCAAAGACCACCACTTAAGGAGGGCTGAGCAATGTCAGTAACACTTGAAGAGGCAAAGAATTATTTAAGGGTGGACTCGTCAGATGATGACGGGTTCATCCAATCACTGATTCAGACGGCAGAGCAGATGGTTACCGATATCAGCAGACTCTCCAAGGATTATCTTATGGAGCAGGGAAGTGTGGTAAAGATAGCAGAGTTGTATGCCATTGCCTATCTGTATGAACACAGGGAAGAGGCAAACCACGATGAGTTGTTACTGACACTGCGAAGTCTCATGTTCGGTGTCCGCAGGGAGGTGTTCTGATGAATATTTCCGGGTTGCGTATACGAATCACATTTCAGAAAAATGAAGTGGTAAGAGACAGCATCGGTAACCATACGAATGCGTGGAAGGATTATTTTTCCTGCTATGCCACAGCAGTGGAGAAAGAGAGCGGAGAAGAGGAAGTGGCCGGGCAGACGGTTGTGAATGAAAGGGTGGATTTTACAATACGCTACTGTTCGGAAGTATCTGCCATTGTCCCGGATAAGTTCCGCATTGTATATCAGGACAGAATTTATAATATCCGCTCTGTCAGTGATATGGGCTTTAAGAAGAAAAGTCTTAAAATGCACACGCAGAGGGAGAGGAGGTAGCCATGAGCAGTAATCAGATCGTATCTGTGGATGAGTTGTCGACTGCGGTAAAAAGGGAGTTGGAAGAATACTGTAATTTTACCGCAGAAGAAGTAAAGCAGATAGTGGAGGAAGTTGGCGAGAACGTAAAAAAGGAAATACAGGAAAATGCTCCGGTGGATACGGGGGCTTACCGGAAGAGTTGGAAAGTTACCAAATCCAAGGAAACTGCAACTTCAAAAACGGTAGTGGTGCATTCCGAGAAGCGTTACCGCCTCACACACCTCTTGGAAAAAGGTCATGCCAAGCGAGGTGGCGGTAGGGTTGCTGCCAAGGTGCATATTGCTCCGGCAGAAGCAAATGCGGAGAAGCAGTTAATTGAGAAGGTGGAAAGGAGTCTGAAGAAATGACGAAAGCAGGAATTGTGGGAATGCTTGAGGAAATCGGACTTCCTTTTGCCTATGACCACTTTGCGGAAGGAGAGGCGGTTAATCCACCGTTTCTCATTTACCTATATCCGAGAGCAAACAATTTTTCTGCGGATGGGGTGGCATATTATAAAAAAGACCGTTTGCAGATAGAACTGTACACGGATAGAAAGGATATTGATTTGGAGGAAAAGGTGGAGGCTGTGCTTGATAAGTATGGCTTTTTTTATTCCAAGTCGGAAGAGTGGATCAGTAGCGAAAAAATGTATGAAGTTCTTTATGAAACGGAGGTATAACCATGAATAAGAAGAACAAAGTAAAATATAACATTTGCAATGTGCATTATGCAGTGATTGCAAAAGCGGAGGATGGAACGGTTAAGTTTGCAACACCTATACCCATTCCCGGTGCGGTATCCATCAGCTTAGACCCGAAAGGGGAACCGGAGAGTTTCTATGCGGATGGTGTGGAATATTACGTTATCAATAACAATCAGGGTTATGACGGTGACCTTGAGGTGGCGCTTATTCCTGAATCTTTCAGAGAGGATGTGCTTTTGGAAACAGCGGATGCCAATCACGTGCTTGTGGAAAATTCCAATTCCCAGACAGGCAGTTTCGCACTCCTTTTTGAGTTCGACGGAGATATCCGCAAAATCCGTCATGTCATGTATAACTGTAGTGCTTCCCGTCCTTCCATTTCTGGTAAGACCAATGAGGAAGGTAAGGAAGTACAGACCGAGACTCTTACCATTAAGTCCAGACCGCTTGCAAACGGTCTCGTAAAGGCCAAGACCGGAAACAGCACTACCGACAACGTTTATAACAATTGGTATAAGGATGTGTATCTGCCTACGGAGGCTTCCGAAGATGAAACGGACGGGGAAGAAGGCGAGGTGCCTGAAACCGAAGTGACAGAACCGGAAAATACCGATACAGGCAGTAATGGAGAAGAAGCCGGAAACGATAGCCCTGATGAATCAGGAGAAGATGAAAGCGTAGGTTAAGGATTATGGGAATGACAAGAAATATTACAATTGATGAGAAAGAGGTGGCATTCAAAGCGAGTGCTGCCATTCCTCGTATTTACCGTTTGAAATTTGGCAGGGATATCTACAGAGACCTTGCTGCTTTGGAAAAGAATGTAGGGGAGAATGAGGAGGGTAAATCTAACCTTGATTTGGTCAGTCTTGAGATGTTTGAGAACATTGCCTATGTTATGGCAAAGCACGCAGACCCTACCATTCCAAACACACCGGAAGAGTGGCTTGATGAATTTAACACCTTTTCCATTTATCAGATTCTGCCTCAGCTGATTGAATTGTGGGGACTGAATGTGAAAACGGATGCGGAAGCTAAAAAAAAATTCGACCAACTGAAAGGGTAATGACCACACCGTTGTTTCTGCTTCGGTGTCTGCAAATCGGACTGTCCCTACGGGATTTGGATTTATTGACCGTAGGGATGGTTAATGATATTTTTGTAGAGCATATGAATGATGATTGCAATTACGCTACACTGGCTACACAGGAAGACTTTGATAAGTTCTAAGAAGGAAAATTTCTTGTGATTTTGGCTATGAACTTCTCAATATAATCATTGGCACGGAGTATGACTTGATCTTCATCGCATGGCTTTTCAAACTGTATGATGTTGACGGGAGGACGCATCATGCTTCGGGACATATCTTTGGAGTATGAGCGGATTCCCATAGAAAGCCACCAATGCTCCGGGTATTCCTTTAATATAATTTTGAGGTCACCGATTTGGGTGACGTAGTTACCGTTTGCCTGTTTATTCCATGTAATCATATAGATACCTCGCTTCTTTGATGACTTCATAATAATGCAGGGCATGAAAAAAATATAGTTGTTTTTTGTTGTTGGTTTTTGTAGGTGAGAGGAGTATAATTAGAGCGATATAGGAAGACGAAACTTTGAAGTTGGTGGTGAGAATACGATGAGTTTTATATTCGTGAAGGTAGAGGATTGCGATTTAGAACAATATAAAAAAGATATGCAGGAGGCATTTCAAAAAGGCTATGAAGATGATTTTGGTAAGACGGAAGAAATTATTTTGCCAGAAGAAGATATAAATAGGTCATTGACCACAAAAGGCTCAGTTTTCTATAAAGCAGTCGTGGATGATGAAATAGTCGGAGGAGCAGTTGTCGTAATTGATGAAGAAACACAACATAATCATTTAGATTTTCTTTATGTAAAATATGGTGCTCAAAGTAAAGGCATAGGAAAGAAAATGTGGGATGAAATTGAAAGATTGCATCCACAGACAAAAGTATGGGAAACTTGTACACCGTATTTTGAAAAGAGAAATATTCATTTTTATGTGAATAGGTGTGGATTTCATATCGTGGAGTTTTGGAATGAAAAAAATCCGGACCCGAATATGCCATCGGATTTTGTAGGTGATGGAAATGAAGGAATGTTTCGCTTTGAGAAGAAGATGTAGAATTTGAAGTAGGAGATGAGAATATGAGTGATACTATGAAAAATTGGAAAGGCATATTGCTGTGTTTTTTTATTGCTATACCATCATGGCTATTAGGGAAGAAATTTGAAATTGTTGGTGGTGCAGTTATTGCGATTATTGTTGGAATGATAATTACCTTATTTTGGAAAGATAAGGGGGTTTTTGAAGGTGGTATTAAATTTACTTCAAAGAAAATATTACAGTGGGCAGTTATTATGCTTGGATTTGGATTGAATTTGGGTGTGGTATATAGGACAGGAGTGCAGTCGCTTCCAATCATTGTATGTACAATTGCTACATCACTTGTTATTGCATTTGTGTTACATAAGGTTTTACATATTCCGGGGAATATTTCAACTTTAATCGGTTGTGGTTCATCTATTTGCGGTGGTTCTGCAGTAGCTGCAACGGCATCTGTTATTGAGGCGGATGATGAAGAAGTAGCACAAGCGATTTCTGTTATTTTCTTCTTCAACGTATTGGCTGCAATTGTATTCCCACCGCTAGGTAGTTTACTTGGCTTTTCTACCACATCTGGTGAGGCATTTGGAATCTTTGCAGGAACTGCAGTAAATGATACTTCATCTGTAACAGCTGCAGCTACAACATGGGACAGTATGTGGGGACTTGGTACTGCCACGTTAGATAAGGCTGTTACCGTAAAACTAACTCGTACACTTGCAATTATTCCTATTACATTAGTGCTGGCATTTATACGAACAAGGAAAATGGGAAAAGATGGAAAGAAAGTAAGTTTAAAAAGTATTTTCCCATTCTTTATCGTGTATTTTATAGGAGCATCACTTATTACAACAGTAGCTGTTGGTTTTGGAGTGCCATCGAGTATATTTACACCATTTAAAGAACTCAGCAAGTTTTTTATAGTAATGGCAATGGCGGCGATAGGCTTAAATACAGATATTGTTAAACTCATAAAAACAGGTAGTAAGCCGATAATTATGGGTGCGAGTTGTTGGGTTGGAATAACAGTAGTGAGTCTTGTATTGCAAGGAATAATGGGGATATGGTAGGGAGAGCAAACTTTCAGTTCCACGCAGATAACTAGGGGGAATATATGCACATATTATTGACAGAAGAAAAAAGGGTAGTGGCGGCACTGAATGAATCTGAACTTACAAAATACGGATATGATGTTCAGTGGTTTAAAGATAGAAAGCCATTTAAGGAACAAATTATGGATGACATTTTTGCCGAGGCTACTGAAAAATATAAGATGAAATTCGACATTGATGATTGTAGGCTTTCCATAGATACCTGTTTAAATACCGTGATTTTTTCTTTTTCGGAGAAGTCCAATCTGATTCATTTGGATAATGACTACATACAGGATGAAGCAGTGGTAAATGGTATACATCGTATGTTTCAGGAACTGCCGGATGAGCAGATAGATATGGGAATTATTGATGTGGCAGAAAAGAAGCGTCGCTTGCAGGAACTTAGAAGTGATGAGGGGAAAAAACTGATAAGGGAATATTATTTATAAAAGCAAAAGGGGAACAGGAATGAAGAAAATCATAAAAAAGATTTGCTTTGAACTGAAAATGCTTTATATTGACTGGAAGTGGGATATGAAAATGTTTCACTGTTGGGAGCCTTATCCACCATCATTTTATTATTGGTATACACCGGAAGAAAGAGCCAGCATCTGGGAAAGAGATAAAAAAGTATTATTGGAAATGATAGCACAATTAGATAATTGATTACATAGGCACTTGCTTTGGCAGGTGCTTTTTTCATGGGGCCAAGTAGGCTCCTTTTTTTATGCCATGAAACGGAGGTGAGGGAGTGGCTTCTAAAAGAATACAGGGTATCACGGTAGAGATTGGTGGGGATACTTCGAAGCTGACCGCTGCCTTGCGAGAAGTAGATAAATCCCTATCAACCACACAGGGGAATCTGCGTGATGTAAATAAATTATTGAAACTCGACCCCGGTAATACAGAACTGCTTGCACAAAAGCACCGTCTGCTTGGGGATGCCGTAAAAGAAACCAAGGAGCGTTTGGAAACCTTAAAGACGGCAGCACAACAGGCAAATGAGGCACTTGCCAAGGGGGAAATTTCACAGAATCAATATGATGCCCTGCAAAGGGAGATTATTGAAACAGAAAATAAATTAAAGAGTCTGGAAGAACAGGCAAGCCAGTCTGCGGTGGCTATTCAGAAAATCGGTCAGGCAGGGGAGGGGATGCAGAAGCTTGGAGATAACATCTCCGGTGTTGGAGAGAAACTCATGCCCGTTACCGGAGCGGTTACTGCACTTGGAACAACAGCAGTAAAGGTTGCATCCGATTTTGATTCTGCCATGAGTCAGGTGGCAGCGGTGTCCGGGGCAACAGGAGAGGAACTGGAAGCCTTACGTGATAAGGCAAGGGAGATGGGGTCTAAAACCAAGTTCTCTGCATCGGAAGCAGCCGAGGCTATGAACTACATGGCAATGGCCGGATGGAAAACCTCTGATATGTTAAACGGTATTGAAGGAATTATGAACCTAGCCGCCGCATCGGGAGAGGATTTGGCAACAACTTCTGATATCGTAACGGATGCACTTACCGCATTTGGACTTACGGCAGCCGATTCCGGACACTTTGCTGATATCTTGGCTGCCGCCTCATCCAATGCAAACACCAATGTTTCCATGATGGGAGAAACCTTTAAATATTGTGCGCCGATTGCAGGAGCGTTAGGTTTCTCGGCAGAAGATACCGCAGAAGCAATTGGTCTTATGGCAAATGCAGGTATCAAGTCTACACAGGCAGGTACCGCAATGCGAACCATGATGAACAACCTTGCAGGAGAGGTTAAATTCACGGGTGCTGCCTTTGGAGAAATGGAAGTGCGAACTACCAATGCCGATGGCAGTATGAGGGAGCTAAATGACATCCTTGCAGATTGCCGTGTGGCATTCAGTCAGATGAGCGAATCGGAAAAGGCAGCCAATGCGGAAGCATTGGTGGGTAAAAATGCCATGTCCGGTTTTCTTGCGGTTATGAATGCTGCTCCTGCAGATATTGAAAAATTAAACAGTGCCATCCAAAACTGTGACGGAACTGCCCTTGGTATGGCAGAAACCATGCAGGATAACTTGGCAGGGCAGTTAACCATTTTGAAGAGCCAGCTTGAAGAGTTGGCTATTTCTTTTGGAGAAATTCTGATGCCTGTTATCCGGGAAATCGTTACATGGCTTCAGGGATTTATAGATAAATTAAACAGCATGGACGAAGGCACAAAAGAGATGATTGTAAAAATCGGACTCTTTGTAGCTGCCCTTGGGCCGGTGCTGATTGTGATTGGTAAGGTAATCAGCGCAGTAGGTACGATTCTTACCATTGTTCCGAAAGTGGCATCTGCTTTTGGTGCGGTAAAGACTGCGTTCACGGCATTAAGTGCCGTATTTGCTGCCAATCCAATCGGTCTTGTTATAGCTGCGGTGGCGGCTCTGATTGCCATTTTTGTTACACTATGGAACAAATGTGATGGCTTTAGAGAGTTTTGGATTAACTTATGGCAGGGGATTAAGGATTTCTTTGTGAATATTTGGGAGGGAATCAAATCCGTGTTCTCCGGTGTCATCGACTTTATAAAGAACAATTGGCAGTCACTTTTCCTGTTTCTGGTAAATCCGGTAGCAGGATTTTTTAAACTTCTATGGGATAACTGCGAGGGATTCAGAGAATTTTGGTTAAATCTGTGGGACAGTATCAAAGATATCTGCTCTAAGGCATGGGATGGAATTAAGTCATTTACCTCTACGGCATGGGAAGCAATCAAGAATGGAATCAGCAGTGCATGGGAGGGTATCAAAAGCGGTGTCAGTTCCGCAGCAAGTGCCGTTACGGGATTTGTGAAGGACGGATGGAGCAAAATCAAGGAAAGTACAATGGAAACTTGGAACAATGTAAAGCAGGGTGTATCCACTGCATGGGAGAATATCAAATCCGGCACAAGCACGGCTCTTTCCAATCTGAAATCCAACGTGTCCGAAGCGTGGAGCAGTATTAAGAGCAATACTTCTGAAGCATGGAATAACATGAAGGATAATATCAGTTCTGCGTGGAGTGCCATTAAAGACGGTGTATCAAAGGCTTCTGCATCCGTAAAGGAAACGGTATCTAATACATGGAGTGCCATTATGGAGAATACCTCCAATTTGTGGAGCAATATCAAGGATACCGTAAGTAGCATCACTTCTGGGATTAAGGACGTGGTATCTAATTTCAGTGATGGTGTGAAAAACCTTGCATCTGATTTGTGGGAAAAGATAAAGAGTACCTTTGATGCAGGACTGAATTTTGTAAAAAACTTAGTCAGCAATGTTCTCTCCAATGTCATCGACAATGTAAAAAATTTCTTCGGAAATATGTTGTCGGAAACCAAGAAACGACTGGAAGATTTGAAGAACGGATTTTCCAATGTGTTTAATAACATTGTATCCGGTGTGAGCAATGCGGTAGGCAATATTAAAAATGCTTTGTCGGGAGTATTTGATGCGGTCAAGAATGTATTTTCCAATATCGTGTCCAATGCGTTCAGTTGGGGTAAGGACATCATCGGAAATCTGATATCCGGTATTACTTCCAAGATTAGCAATCTGGTAAGTTCCGTTAAAAATGTGGCATCGACCATTTGGGACTATCTGCACTTCTCGGAACCGGAAAAAGGCCCTCTGTCTGACTTCCACACCTATATGCCAGATATGATTGACCTCTTGGGAAAAGGTATTACTGACAACCTGCATAACTTAAAAGCACCGATGACAGCACTCGGTAATGCACTGATACCAATGACGAATGGTGTGCAGTCTGTCACGGGTGACAGCACCGGAGCAGAGGGTAACGGTAAGCTGGATGCCATGAGTGATGCCATTGTTCGTTATCTGCCGAGAATGGCGGAGAGCAAGATTGTTCTGGATTCCGGTGTCCTTGTAGGAGAGTTGTCGGATGGTATCAACAGGCAACTCGGAAAGGCGTATGTGTAATGAGAAAATTCAGACTGATTAACGGACAGGGAGGGAGTTTCGACCTTAACAGGAAGGACTCCTTTCTTCATGATATAAAAGGGTTCGGCTATGACGATGCCACCCAATATGAACAGATAGGACGTGATTTTTATCCTTTGGAGGAAATTCTTTCACAGGGAAAGATTGAGGGAAAGATTTTATTTGCAGGACAAAAGCCATATGAAACTTACAGGGAGTTTGCCAGATTCATCCGGTCAACTCCCTTAACACTTGTGTATCAGCCGGATGAAATCTTCCGTGTTCCGGTGCGTATTTCTTCCCTTGGGAAGTCGGAACTGACGCATGGAGGTTTGGCTCTGATTGCAGAGATTTCCTTTGCCACACAGGGATTGTTTTACAAAAGTATCAGTAAATACAGTAATACGCTTTCGGTGGGCGGTAAGATTTATCCTTACACTTACGATTATGCCTATTCGGATGTTTCCTATAATTCGGTGGAGATTGAAAGTGACAGCTACGAGGACAGCCCCTGCAAGATTACGATACAGGGACCGTGTATCAATCCCATTTGGAAGCATTATGTGAATAACATCCTTTATGAAACGGGAGCGTATGTGGGGACGATATCCAGTGACCATAAGTTGGTTATTGATACCACAAAGATGCCATACAGCATTACGGAGAGGGGAGCAGGAGATGATATCGTGGCAGACAGATATCAGCTTTGTGATTTTACTACGGAGCGGTTCTTCCATCTGCAGCACGGTTCAAACCGAATCTCCGTATCCCACGAAGGAATTAATACACTGAATGTGATTGTGGAGGGACGTATCAGCTATGAAACCGTATAACGTGGAGATTTTTACTCCTGATTTTGAAATGGTAGGACATACCAATATCAATGAACTGTCCTACAAAGAAGATTATTTATCTTCCGATGAAAATTCCATTACGGTCTTTGCCATACAGGGAGTGGCAAAGCAGGACTATATCCGCATCAGCAGAGGAAAAGAAGAGTATGCCGGAGTGGTTACGGAGATTGCCTATGGTACGGATAAATCCAAGAATATGCAGACCATCTCCTATAAACCGCTGATGGAGTTATTTAACACGGATATGCTGTTTGATGTGAATGCACAGGGCGTGGGAGGTTTTGAGCAGTTTATTGCGGACAGCATTACAAGTCTGTATGTGGAGAATGAAGATACCGAGCAGAATATTACGGGACTGAGTTTAACTGCTCTGACGGAAACCTTGGACTGGTATCTGCATATCACGCCATCGGATAAGGGTGGTCATTATAACATCGTCAATCTGATGGATTCGGTGATTATCCCGGCATTGCAGAAATATAACATTCTGCTTACGGTAAGCCTCGATATACAGAATAAACGGTTATTGGTGGACATTGGGAAAGTAGGAGGCGGTGCGGTTACCATAGAAAGTGACCTGCCTAATATTCTGAAGAAGAATGTGGTATTCAAACAGGTCAGTGCAGATGTCAATAAACTGATCATATACGATGCCACTGATGATTATGCAACCAAAGCGGTATATTATCTGCATTCTGATTTGGGATATGATACGAAAAATGAAGACCGGATACTTCCGGTTATATGCGATATGAGAGCGGTAAGCAGCAGTGAAGAGAGCAGTTTTGAGTCATTGGCACAAAACGAGGCATCGAATACCTTTTCACGTGCTGCTTTTTCCAATCTGATCGAACTTACCATGATGAACGGAGATGAACTTGTGAAACCGGATGAGATGCCTTTTGGTCAGATAGTAAACGTAATATCCGATGGCAACTCTTATCAGAGTATTTTGACCGGAAGGGAGAGGGGAAAGAATACCAAGTTAATCTTTGGAACGGTAAGGCTTGAATTGACTAAAATTTTAAGGAGGAATGGCTGATGGCTAATAACATTGTACTAAAAACCTATAAAGGCGGTAACGTGACACCACAGGATGATGCAATCATTCATGACGTGGCCATTGCCACCAACGGTATTTTTAAAGGCTGTGAGGTGTCCCATGCCAGAGGAAATGTCCTTCGTGTATCGCAGGGATTTGGCATGATTAAGGGCAGATTCTTTGAAGTGTATGAATCAGAGGTAAGCGTACAGCTTGCCAGTGCAGGGCAGTCTTTGGATGGCAGGGTTTATATTCACATGGACTTATCCAATGCAGATGAGCCGATTATGCTACTTGCACAGTCTGCATCGGAACTTCCGGCACTGGATATGGATGCGGATGTAAATTATAACAATTCATCTTTTGACATTCAGCTTGCATCTTTTAACGTGTCCAGTTCGGAAATCAGTAATCTGACACAGACCTTTACCAAGATTACACCCGCTTCCGGTGGAGGAGGCGGTGGTGGCGGTAATTCTTTAATGCGTGATATGCAGTATGCACTTGGGGATACCGCTACGGTGGCATCTGCGCCCGGATGGGTAACGCTTGTGTGTACACAGGCAGGAACCACAGCACTTGCAGAGCCGACAACATATGCCACCATCACAAATGTCGGGGACAGTATTCTTGATGGAAGTTGCGTATTTACGGCAAGAAACATCATCGGGGAACTGGATGATGCATTGGCAGCACTTACGGATATGGATTCTACTGTTAACGAACTAAGTGACAGAGTAGAAGAAGCCATGAACAGTTCCGGCAATCTGGTAACAAAGCTAATCAGTTTGTCGGATTATAAGGCACTTGGGACTTACGATGAGAATTGTATCTACCTTTGCTATGAAGATGCCAATACGCAGAAAGTTACCCATATCTACATTGGCAAGAATACGATTTTCTTTGAAGGGGTAAACGTAACCTATCAGATGGATACAGGGGAAGCAAGAACGATACATTTGGATGAGGGTGCAGATGCACTTGCCAATGCTCCCGTTGCCACAAAAACAGGGTATGATTTTGTGGGGTGGAGAAGGGATGCACAGGCGAACTGTAAGGTTCTGACATCCTGTAGCATAGCAGAAGAAGGGAATTTTACGCTTTATGCCGTATTTTCCAAAAGTATAGAAATTAATATGTATCCGAATGGTGGCACTCTGAAGAAAGACTGTTCAGAGTCTGTACTGGTGTCCATGTCCTACTACAACAATGGAACGGAAGTGGGAGAATCCGTTATAATTCCGACCTGTCCTTATGAAAAAGAGAATGTTTCATTCTGTGGGTGGGAATGTAATGGAAAAACATTGAAGCCGGGAGAGAGTGCTAATTTTGTAGAAGAGGATTTTATTGTTCCGCAGTGGGTTGATACTGTTTATGATTTTCCCTATACAGCAACGTATGCCGTATTTAAGATTCCGGCAGATGGCATTTATGAGTTTGAGGTATGGGGAGCAGAGGGAGCAACAGCGGTTAGTGGAGATTTAAAGGGAGTAGGTGGTCTTGGTGGTCATGCCAAAGGGTATAAAAAGATGACAAAAGGCGATGTCATTTACGTCTATAACGGTGGAAAACCTACTTCCGTGACGTATGCAGGTACGAATGGTGGTTCGGGTGGATACACGTATTCTTCATCAAAGCATTATGGTGCAGGTGGTGGTGGAGCAACAAGTATCATGACAAGAAGTGGATATTTAGGTGCTTCAAATACCAGTACACAGTCGACCAATTTCAAGAACAAAGAGAAAGAAATTCTCATTGTTGCCGGAGGAGGTGGCGGTGGAGGTATTACATCTGCCGGAGTAGAAAATGTAGGTGGTGCCGGAGGCGGAGAACGTGGGGGAGACGGATCTGGTGGTGCTTTAGGCGGAAGACAGATATCTACTGGAACGTATGAATATACGAATTTCGGTTATGCTGAAAGTTATTCCGGAAGCAACACAACTTACTCCGGTGCAGGTGGTGGCTATTTTGGCGGAGAAGTTGGCACTTATGGACAGTCTGGTGCAGGTGGTTCCGGTTATGTTGGCGGTGTTGCTGCATTTACCCATAATAAGAAATATTATGGAACACAGAATGAAGCAGGAGTAAATGAAGGAGACGGATATGCATATATCCGCTATGTAGAAGTTGTTTAATGGTAACTGACAGGTGCAAAGCATCTGTTTTTTTATTGCAAAAGTTTAAAGGAGGAAATGTTTATGAAGCAGGTAGTAGAAACAATGCAGTATGTATTCGCAGGAATAGGAGGGTTCATGGGATGGTTTCTGGGAGGTTTTGACGGCTTTCTTTATGCCCTTGTGGTGTTTGTGGTTATCGATTACATCACAGGGTTAATGGCAGCGTTCTTTCAGAAGAAGTTATCAAGTGAGACTGGATTTAAGGGAATCTGCAAGAAGGTAGCAATCTTCTGTCTGGTCGGTATCGGCCACATTATTGATGCACAGGTCATCGGAAACGGAAGCGTTCTGCGGACGGCAGTAATTTTCTTTTATCTGTCCAATGAAGGTATTTCAATCATTGAGAATGTAGCCATTATCGGTCTTCCCGTTCCAAAGAAGCTGATTGAAGTATTGGAGCAGCTTCACGATGATGCAGAAGGAACAGAAAACGATGAGGAGTAGGAAGTGTCCTTGTGGCACTTCCTTTTTTCATGGAAAGGAAGGTTTATTATGAAAATAATTCAAAGTATTTGCTCGCAGTCGGATTGTTATAAAGCAGGAAGAACGATTGCGGTAAAAGGGCTTATGCTTCACAGTGTAGGTTGTCCACAACCCAAGGCACAACCTTTTATCAATAACTGGAATAAGGCAGGAGCAAAGGCTTGTGTTCATGCCATTGTAGAACCGGATGGAGATGTATATCAGTTGCTTCCTTGGAATTACAGAGGATGGCATGGTGGTGGGGACAGCAATAATACCCATATTGGTGTGGAGATGACGGAACCGGATACTATCCGTTATACGGGCGGTTCTTCATGGGAGGAAACCGGAGATGGAACAAATACCAAGGCTCATGTGCTTGCCACTTACAAACACGCAGTGGAGTTGTTTGCATACCTCTGTAATATGTTCTCTCTGGACCCGTTGGAAGACGGTGTTATCCTTTCTCATTCGGAAGGGCATAAACGTGGTATTGCCAGCAATCACGGTGACGTGGAGCATTTATGGAGAAAGTTCGGATTGTCCATGGCACAGTTTCGACAGGATGTTAAGGAATTTTGTGATGTGAAAGACACAAACGGACTTACTTCCATTATGGGAACTGCGGTAGCAACCGCAGAGCAGATGGAAAATTATATCCGAGCAAAGAACCCAGATGTGGCGCAAGCCGTGATTGACATGATTCCCCTTTATCTTATTGAGGGAGAGGCAGAGGGGGTCAGAGGTGACATTGCATTTGCACAGTCCTGTTTGGAAACGGGTAATTTTACCTTTGAGGGTTCGGCAGTTACATTGGAGCAGAATAATTTTTGTGGTATGGGTGTAACGAGCAGAGGCAAAAAGGGATGTTCCTTTGAAACTCCGCTCATTGGCATCCGAGCGCAGATTCAGCATTTAAAGGCTTATGCATCAGAATCAGAGCTTGTTAACGAATGCGTTGACAGCAGGTTCCGCTATGTGACAAGAGGCTGTGCTGCCTTTGTGGAGTGGCTTGGACAGAAGGAAAATCCTGATGGAAAGGGCTGGGCAACCGGAAAAGGATATGGTGGTAAGATTCTGACCATCTTGGAGAGCATTGCGGAAACGAAAGTAGAAGAGAAGTTTGAACCATATAAGGTCAGGGTAAAAGTTCCGAATCTCAATATCCGCAAAGGTCCGGGCATTGATTGTGCCAAGACGGGCAGATATACGGGAGTCGGTATTTTTACCATTATTGAAGAGGCAGATGGTAGGGGCGCGACCAAATGGGGAAGACTGAAATCAAGAGCAGGGTGGATTTCACTTGATTATACAACCAGATGCTGATAAGTGGCCGGAAGAAATAATGCTTCCGGCTCTACATATATAAGCAGATATAGCTTGCATATTTTGCCCTTTAGAGTGATATATAGACATACGAAAGGAGGCCAAAGTATGCAGGTAAATGTAATAAAACCCGTAGAAAAGACCAAGGAAAAAATCAAGGTCTGTGCCTATGCGAGAGTATCTACGGAAGAGGATGAACAGGAAAATTCACTGGAAAATCAGCGTGATTATTATGAAAAACTGATTCGTAGTAATCCGTCTTATGAATATGTGGATGTTTACTATGATTTTGGAATTTCAGGATACCGGGAAAAGCGTCCGGGATTTCAGAAGATGCTTGCGGATGCAAGAGCAGGCAAAATAGACCTCATCCTTACAAAATCCATATCGAGAATGTCACGAAATACCGTCGCCATGCTAAAGGCAGTAAGAGAACTGCAAAGCATCGGTGTCGGTATTTTTTTTGAACTTCAGAACATGAATACCCTTTCGGGAGAAGGGGAATTAATGCTTTCCATCTATTCCGCTTTTGCACAGGCGGAAAGTGATGACTGCAGCAAGAATGCCTACATGACCTACAAGCGGAAATTCGAAGCAGGGATTCCGGCGGTAAGGTTGCATGATTGTTACGGTTATAGCATGGATGGTAACGGAGAATTAGCCTTGGATGAGCATGAAGCCCATGTGGTCAGAAAGATATATGAATTTGCACTGGCAGGTCTTAACCCATCGGAGATTGCAAGATACCTGAATAAGAACGGTATTAAAACTGCCAAGGGGAAAAAGTGGATTTGCAGTAGCGTTTTCCGTGTTCTTCGCAACGAAATCTATAAAGGCGATGTGATGATGCAAAAGACCTACCTTGATGCAGACAGGGTAAGGCATAAAAACAGAGGACAGAAAGACAGATACTATCTTGCGGATAACCATATCCCCATAGTGGATTCCGATGATTGGAATGCGGTACAGGAGATTTTGGATGAGAGGTCACTTGCCTTAAAGGAAAAGGTCATGCCAAAGGCAGAGGGGATTGGAGATTCCCATAGCACTTATCCGCTTACCGGAATGCTTTACTGCCCCAAATGCGGAGGTATGTTGCACCACAAATTCGGTAACGGCAAGAAGAATGTTTATTGGTCCTGCTCCACATGGATAAAGAAGGGAAGAGGTCAGTGCAGTGGGATATCCGTGCCGGATACGGTTGCGGATGCATGGGAAGTCAAAGAACCGTCCACGGTGCTTGTAACCGAGGACGATTTTGGAAGAAAGCATTATTCCCTAGTTTCAAAAGCAGAATATGAAAAGCGTAAGGACTGCCCCTATGAGCCAAGGAAGCGTACCGCCAAGTATTCCCACAGCACTTACCCGTTAAGTGGGAAACTGTATTGTTCCAAGTGCGGAAGCCTCATGCACCATCAGGGCGGTTGGAATCACAAAGAATTCTGGTGGTGCGGTAAGAGGGTAAAGCAGGGACCGGATGCCTGTGAGGGAGTCAGGGTTCCGGCTTCGGTTGCTGACACATGGGAGTTTGAAGGGTGCATATATGTGACGGAAGGAGAGGATGAAAATGGTAAAAAATGTTACGGTTATCAAAGCAAATCCGAGGATGACGGTAACGGATGCGAAGGTT